GCTTGTGCGTTATCGTGTATCAACTTTTCGCGGTCTCCCGCCCGCTTCTGGAAGCGCGCCACGTCCAGGACGTAGACCCGCTCGTCCGCCGTAACGCCCGCGAGCACGCCAGCCGTGTAGGCTCCGCCGTCCTCCGTGCCCGCCTTGTCCCAATACCTCACGCGGTCGATGATCTCGGCGTGGGGCACTTCCTCACGCTCGATGACCTTGAACCAGTCGCGCTCGAACTGGCCGCCCTTGCGCGCTGTGGGGCGTTGCTGGATCTGGCCGGCGGTGCCGTAGGGGCCGAGTGTTTTTTCTATCTTGGCCAGGGATGAGTCATCATAGAGCGCGGGCCAAAGCAACTCCCCTTCCCCGGTACGCGGGTCCCTGAAGCCTAGCGAGGTGACGCACGCCCGATCTGGCTCGTAACGACCGGGCAACATCAGGTGCTCATACCCGAGGTCTTTCGCGAGCACCGCCCCCGACACATCCTCATCGTGAACACGCTGCATTATGACCACGTAGCGAGGTGTTTGGGGATCGTCAACGCGCGTGCTCATCGACTCTAGCCACCACCGCACCGTCTCATTACGCACCGCCGTGCTTTCGCCGTCCCTCACGTTGTGCGGATCGTCCGCGACGACGGCCGTGCCCCTGGCGCCCGTGCCGATGCCACCCACGCTCGTGGCGATGCGGTATCCCGTTCGGTTGTTCTCGAACAGGATCTTCGCGTTCTGGTCCGAGGTCAGCGCGTATACGTGCCCCCAACGCTCCTGATACCAATCGCTCTGGATGATGCGCCGGCACTTGAGCGAGTCGCGGGTCGATAATGGTTGCGCGTAGCTGGCGAACACCCACCGCCACTCAGGCAGCGTCGTCCATACCCACGAGGGCCAGAACACCGATACCGTCAGGCTCTTCGCATGGCCCGGCGGGATGTTGATGAGGAGGTGGGTGAGGTCCCCAGTCGTCACCGCCTCAAGATGCTCAGTTATCGCGTCGATGTGCCAGTTGGGCACAAACGCTGTACCCGGCTCAACGACATGCCATGCCGCCTCGACAAACTCCCTCAGGCTCCGGCCGTAAAGCTCGGCCTCGACTTCGGCCAGTGTGGGCAGGGACGCGAGATCGAGACCGGCGACGCTCTTGCCGCTCATCGCCAGCAAGCCAGCGGACATAAGGCCAACGAATTGCCTACGGTTCATCTAGGGCTTCCGGGTTGCCCATCCTAGTTGCGGCTTGGCTCCAGGCGGTTGGTTGGCTTCGCGCCGTTCGATGCCTTGGCGAGCAAAACCTTGAGGCTCTTGAGTTCACCGGCGCTCAGATGCGTCAGGTCGGAGCGGTGCTCGATGGGGCCGCCGTCCTTGCCGGTGACCTCCACCTTCTCGCCGTAGACCTTGGGAAGCACCTTCGACAGGTACCACTTGCGTGTGTCCACACGGAGCCGGGAACGCTGGATGTGTTCGCGGTCGAGAACGGGGCCGTCCTCCGTCTCGATGAAGTCGCGGCTCGAGTCGTCGGCGATTTCGATGATCTCGTCCGCCAGAATCGTCGCCTGGGCCTGCCTAGCTCGCGCGTAGTGATCCGAGAACTTCCCGGTGTCGTTCACCACCCACAAGGCAACCGTCGAGGCGGCGGGCATCGTCTTGTCTGAGCAGATCGAGCGAAGCGTCTCGTTGTTGGCGATACGCCCGCAGATCGCCGCACCTAGCTCTGGCGTGTACTCCGAGGGTCGCCCTGGCTTCCGCTTGGTGTTTGCCTTGGCCATGCCTTCTAAGCTACGCCCCCTGCCTTGGTTGGGTCAAGATTGGTGGGCACGCGAGTTTTCCACATCGGCGCCGCGCGCGAATTTTTCAAGCCCTTTCATGGCTTCTTACTGCCTTCTCTTGACCCACCCTCTGTTGGTGAGTTGGGCGCCTAGGGACATAGGGCGAGCCCCTGGCCTCGAAAAGCCAGGAGCTCCCATGTCCCACGGTTACCTCTGCCGGAGCCGTCGGTATGCCGTTTATGGGACGCGAGGGTGCGGGGTCGCTCACTCGCTCGGTGGCACTTGCCAGGCTTCCCCCTGACACGCGGCGGGCGTCCACCTTTCGGGCTGCCCTAGCTGGCTCTGCCGCTTCCCCCTGGTAGCCAGCGTTTTTTTCTTAGCCCGCCGCCAGGTGGTTGTCCCGTCCCGGCGAGCCGTGGTAGCTCACATAGGACGCCTGACTTTTTGGCAAGAAAAAAGCCGCCAGTGTGCTCTCTCCAGCCGAGCCAAGCGGCGGCTGCCCAGCCGAAGCCGGGAACACACTGACGGCAGTAGACCGTGATGCAACATGCTTGGCCCCTACGATGTGACCGATTCGAGAGATGCACCAATCTGCAACCACCACCCCCTCGCGCGCAAGGGTCATGACGCAAGAGCCCAGAGCGGGAGTCGAACCCGCAGGTTCCGCTTTACAGGAGCGGCGCCCCGCCACCGGAGCAATCCGGGCAAAGTGGGGTGGGGAGGGATCGAACCTCCGACGCGCGGATCTTCAGCCCGCCGCTCTACCGCTGAGCTACCGCCCCTTGGAATAGGCCGCGCGGGCCACGATCCCGCAACCTCCCGGTTAAGAGCCGGGTGCTCTGCCCACTTGAGCTAGCGACCTGTAGTAGTACCACCGCTGGGACTCGAACCCGGATTCTCCACCTTGAGGGGGTGGCGAGTTAGCCTCTTCCTCCACGATGGCATCATCGGCCTGGCCGGACTCGAACCGGCAACCTTCGGTTTAGGAAACCGCTGCCCCTCCAGTTGGGCCACAGGCCAGAGCTAGGGGCCGGGATCGAACCGGCGACCTCCCGCTTACCAAGCGGGCGCTTTGCCTCTCAGCTACCCCAGCGTAGAGCTACGGGCGGGCATCGAACCCGCGACCTCGTCCTTACGAGGGACGCGCTCTGCCAATCTGAGCTACCGCAGCCTAGGTTGTACAAAGAACCCCCGGCCAGACTCGAACTGGCGGCGTGGGGCTTAGAAGGCCCCGGCCCCTCCAGAGCGGAGGTATAGAACCGCCCTCATGACACCACAGTTGGCGCGACGGGAGTCGAACCCGCTTCCGCTCGGATATAAGCCGAGTGCTCGCCGTTGAGCTTCACGCCGATACGGGGTGAGGGATTCGAACCCCCGGCACCCTGGGTGTAGGCCAGGTGCTCTACCAGGCTGAGCTAACCCCGTTCTTTTCACTATCGCCCCGGTGGGAATCGAACCCACGCACCCGGTTCCGTAGACCGGAGCTCTGGTTCCACTGAGCTACGGGGCACACCCCGAGCGGGAGTCGAACCCGCACCCTCCGGTGCCGGAGACCGGCGCTGTTCCGCTTCAGCTTCCGGGGTAACGAAAGTGCGTGGCGGGCTACGACCCCGCGACCTTCGCGTTGGCAACGCGACGCTCTGCCGGCTGAGCTACACGCACGAGACGGGGCGGCGGCACTCGAAGCCGCAGCCTCCAGTTTGGAAGACTGGCGCTCTGCCACTTGAGCTACACCCCGAAAGCAGCCCCGGTGGGATTCGAACCCACAGCATCCGGCTCCAAAGGCCAGCGTGTTCCCGGTTACACCACAGGGCAATTGTCCCCCAGGGACTCGAACCCCGAGCCTCCCGGTCCAGAGCCGGGCGTTCTACCGTTGAACTAGAGGACAGTCTGAGAGGCAGGATTCGAACCTGCGGCCCCCTGCTCCCAAGGCAGGTGCTCTGGCCGAGCTGAGCTACTCCCAGATGAGTGCCGCCTGTCGGATTCGAACCGACGCCACCCGGCTTGAAAGGCCGGCATCCTGAGCCACTAGACGAAGACGGCGTAACGGTCCCGGAGGGATTTGAACCCTCGATCTTCGCGCTGACAACGCGACGCCTTGAGCCAGGCTAGGCCACGAGACCTTGAACGTACAGGGTAGGATTCGAACCTACGGCGGGGTCCCCCCAACAGGTTAACAGCCTGTCGCCATCGTCCACTCGGCCACCTGTACACGAATACCGCCGGCAGGATTCGAACCTGCATGTTTCGGGTTAAAAGCCCGAGCCGTTGCGCAGTTACGGTCACGGCGGTGTAGTGGGGGACCTTGGAATCGAACCAAGCCGGCCGAAGCGACAGGTTTACAGCCTGCCCCACGTCCATAGTGGTCTAATCCCCCCGAAGGGTGGTCGCGGGATTCGAACCCTACCTACCGGGTCCACGGCCCGGCGTGCTTCCGCTGACACTACGACCACCACATAGCGGGTACGAGAATCGAACTCGCCTGGTCCGGCTTATGAGGCCAGCGCGGTCACCAGACCGCCCACCCGCAATGCTCCCGGCTGGATTCGAACCAGCACGCCGACTAAGGCGACAGCCGGGTTTAAGCCGGCCGCGTCTTCCCGTTCCGCCACGGGAGCGCAAATAGGCAAGGTGGGATTCGAACCCACAAGCCGCTGGATTTGAGCCAGCGAGGTAGACCAGTTCCCGTCACTTGCCTATGGAAGATCCGGGCCGGAATCGAACCGACCTCTGCGGGTTTGCAGCCCACCGCCTCTGCCGCTCGGCCACCGGATCGTGAACGGAGCGCCCCCGGATCGAACGGGGCGACCCTCACGGGCCTCCGTGCGTTCCAAGCACGTTGCGCGCCATTGCGGCTCGCGCTCCAGGGAAAGCGGTGTGTCCAGGGATCGAACCTGGCGAGGCGTGAACCCCTCAAGGGTTAGCAACCCTCTTGCGCACCGTTGCAGCTCACACACCAACGCGGAGGGTGAGGGGATCGAACCCCCACGGCAGGATTCACTGCCCTAGCGGTTTTCGGGACCGTGTAGCTCGCCAGCCTTGCGACCCTCCGAAGTGCCAGGAGCGGGGCTCGAACCCGCACGACCGTGCTTAACGGCCACCGGGCCCTCAGCCCGGCGCGTCTTCCGTTTCGCCACCCTGGCGTTAGTGCCCCCGACAGGAATCGAACCTGTACGACCTCACGGCCACTGATTCCTAAGACCAGCGCGTCTACCTAGTTCCGCCACGAGGGCAAACAGCGGCCCGCGTGTGAGGCCGCTGGCACATCCACCAAGAACCCGCGATTTCAATGAGCAATCGTCCCGCCCGGATTCGAACCGGGGACCCCCCGCGTATCAGACGGGTGCTCCACCGCTGAGCTACGGGACAATGGAGGCCGCGGGAATCGAACCCGCCGCGAGGTGCTTGCAAGGCACCGTCACTCCCCAGAGCTTACCGCCCCCGTACACGCCTCACCGGAATCGAACCGATCCGCAGGGTTTTGGAGACCCCGCCGGGCTCCAGCCTTCGCTCAGCGCAGAGGGGTAGTCTACACCCATCTTATAGCACCGATCAAGTACCGGGCCAATCCTCCCACGGTACGAAGTCCTTGAACCACCCGCCGCTCTTGTACTCCTTGCGCTCCAGCCAAGCCT